CCCGTGGTTCATACAACACGTCGGACGTGGTCTGCCGCCCATAACTTTGAGTTTGTACCTGGCTTAACTTGCGTTAAGCCCTGTCCCGCCCCTCATAAGGGCTCGATGGAACATACTCTTAAGGGCGTTGAGAGCGTTCTCCTGGGTGCTTCCGGACGTAATTGGCGTAAAGCCATTATGTTCGGGACGCAGGCAGGATCGCCGCTCTCTGGGAACCGTTTTGCTGCTATTCCCCATCATGGTGGCTATTATTATAAGCTCCTTGATGCGGGAAGTTGTTGCAGCTACGGCGCCGCGCAGGGTAGCTTCGGTTATGAAGCCTTTCCGACCGTTTCTACTCTCGCTAGCTCCTTAGCCGCTAAGAAGGCGGCTGAAAAGTTGTTGGACATGTATATCGCCGGCCAGAACTCTTGGCGCGGTGGTAATTTCTTGGCTGAATTTGCCGAGACTGTCCATATGCTAAAGCACCCGATTCAATCCCTGTTTGGCCATACGACACATTTTGTTTCGAGTGTCCATGCCATTCGTAGGATTAAGAGCCGTAGTTCATACGGTCATAAATTGGGTTCACTTTGGCTTTCTTATGTCTTCGGATGGAAACCTCTGTTCGATGACATAAGTGACGCCTGTACGGCGATCAAGAAGTTGGCAGATTCTACTTATCACGACTCTTACCCTATTCATGGGTATGGCCGTGATGAGCAGTCTGTTAGCGCGGGTACTGGTTCCCTTAATTTGGGCGTCAACCAGTACACCATATACGACCGCACCACTGTTTCTGTGTGGGAGCAGAAGTATTATGGCTCTATCCGTGCTCGACCTGAGAGCTTTGCCACAGTCGCTGATACCTTTGGTATTAACGGCTATGACATACTTCCTGCTATTTGGGAAGCTGTTCCTTGGTCGTTCTTCGTCGATTACTTCCTGAATGTTCAGCAGGTGATTGACTCATGGCGCTTTGCTACAGCAGATCTGGCCTGGCTTATGGGAGGGTATAAGAATACCGTTACCACTGTCTGTTCAGATAGCTACAAACGCGCCGATCTTGACGAGACGAAGGTTTTAGTTTTACCTTCTATCTCGGGGGGTAAATCGAGGTCCATTTACAAATCACGGGCCCCGATCTCTTCTTTGCCCTATCCTGGATTCCGGTTCAAGATTCCCGGTCTTGGGTCCCTTAAATGGGCCAACACCGCTGCTCTTGTTGCTCAGATTGCTGGGTCACGCCCCAGGCCTTTCACTGTTTTTTAGTGAGAGTGCTTAGGAATGTGCTCTGGCTATCTAGTAGCTTGACAGGGAACCAGTTTGCAGTTAACCTTTTTGAGGTTTCTACAAATGTCAATCGCGCTAACCACGCCGATAACCGGACAGCCGCAGACGGGCTTTACTAGCCCTACTTATACTACGGTTGTCGATACGGCCCCCCCGGGAAATCCGGGTAAGCAGGTGGTCGTAACGGCGTTAGGTGGTACGCAGGCGGGTGTTACTACTCACTCGGTTGCGTCTCCCTTCACGATCAACTTTACTCGGCCGGCTTCTCTCAAGATTTTGGGGAATCCGAATCCGATTACTGGTGTCGTGAATCTCGTCCCGACGAACACGTACAAAGCGATTACTCGCAAGGGAGTTCTTCCCCTTGCTGGGCAGCCGTTCAAGGTCATGAATATTACGACCTCCTTTGACGTGCCGGCGGGCTCAGATACTGCGGATGCCCCAAATATTAGGGCAGGTGTTTCCGCTCATCTGGGCGCCCTTGTCCAGCAGAGTGCTGGCATTGGTGACATGCTCGTCTCCGGAGTCCTTTGATGGACATCGAATTCGAGCTGGAGCGTTTGCTGTTATCCCGCGATTTTCGTCAGAAACTTAACAAGTCTCTGGCTGATCGCGGTTACCTCATCCACGTTGCTCTGATCGATCAGGCAAGGAATGTTTTGGTACCTGGCGGTACGCCAGGCATCAATCCTGCCCCTACTGAAAGTAACGAGTTGCGTGAAGAGGATGTTGGCTTTCTGGCGGGCCTCCCTGGCTCGTCCGATAATCTCGATTAAACGTATCGAGATCTTAGTCTTCTTATAGGCTATGAACTAGCCTCTGAAGCTCTCCAACATACACCAAACGTAGGAGTACCACCATGCGTATTAACGCTGATGTTCTTTACTCCAATCTACTTGCTGACCTCAGTTTAGACATAGACGTGACTTTACCGTCATGGTCTGTTGATTCTAGCAGTAGACAGGTTGCCGCTTTCTGTCTGAGAGATAGCCTCCTTAAGAAGTTTATATCTGAGGGGGACAAACCCAGCGAGCG